CTTGTATTTGATCGGATTGATGGCGTAGAGGTAGGCCCGCCACACCCATTCATCCCGTCCGTTCAATGGCACCTGCATGGGTCGTCGGTTGAACGCCATGGTCCTGGCGAAGTTCCAGCCGAAAGACAGATCCTTGTAGGCAGTGGCGAACCGACCAATCTCCGGGTCCGTAATGCCCACCTGCGTATCCGCGGCACGGATGCGGAAGTTGTCGCGAACGATGTCCTCTTCCGGTGCGGGCAATATCCGGCACATTTGATTGATGCGGTCGGCTTTCATAAAAGATTCGAGGCCTCTGATTTGAATTCCGACAGGGCATCCTGCATATGGGCCGCATTGATGGCGCCTCTGCCAGCGCCGGACAATTGCTCGCTCACGCAGCCACCCACCTCGACAATGATTTCCCGCAGGGATTCCGGATGCTTCTGTGCGAACAGGAATGCCGCCCAACGCCAGAGCTGATCGCGCAGGCATTGCGTATGCATCTCGTCCATTACGCTTTCCATTTCGGTGAGGGCGTCTTCGATTGTGGGTGTGGGGGACTTCATTGGGCGATAGCCAATTCGACGATATACCACCCCAGCCGAAGGAAACAGCCGAAGAAAATGGCAGTGACTGCGACGACAACAGCGTCACCGACATTTCCCTTTGTGCGTTCAGGTCTGGGTTCCATATGAGAACCAGCATTCAACACCCCACACCGCGCGTCCAGCGCAAATGTTACGCCATCGGGGCCGAGCCCTGATCCGCGTTCGGCGATTTGCGCATCAGATTGAGCACCATGTCGCCAAAGGATTTGAAGTTGGAAATCAATTCCTGCTCGATATCAGGCGTATCGTCCTGGCCGTATGCCTTTTCAAAGTCAGCCGGCTTCCAGAAGAACAGGAACAGCGAACGCCCGATAGCATCGAGGCCCTCCTCCATCTTGGGAATGTAGCGCTCCATGCTGGCCGCGGCGTCGAACGTCTTGATGAGCGAGCCGATGAGCTTGTGCTCAAATACATTGGGCAGGTTCTGAGACTTCTGGATGTCCGCCAATTGCATTGGGTCCTTGGTCAGCATGTCTTCCATGCCGACATGATCTTTGATTTCGTGGCGATCGGAATTCATGGAGCCGCCCATGGACGGGTCGTGCACCTCGTTGATACTGATGCTGCGAATTGGTGGCGCGTCCGTGCGGGTGCCTAGCTCGAAGCTCTGTGGCTCCTGCTCGCGCGCCATCACCTGGCTATCGTAGCCTTCCGTGAAGCGTGGACGATCAATCAGGCGCGTGACGGCCATTGCATGCTTCTCCTGCGGCTGCATGATGAACGAGACCGACTTGCCCGATGCGACATTACCGACCAGCTCCATCGCGGCATCCGCGGCGATATGGCAGCCACCGGCGAGGAAGGCAACGGCTGCAGCCTTGGTGTGCGTGGTGGCGTATTTCCGGCCGCCGAAATTGAGGGAGATCTTTCCGCTCTCATCGAGCATGGAGATTTGCCCCTTGAAGAGTTTCCCATACAGCAGCGAATCCCACACCACTTTTTGCGGCATGAGGGAAGGCGCGGCGACGAGGCGCTTGCAGGGGATCTCCACAGTGCCCAGCGAGGAACCTCCGCCGGCTGCCGCGCGATGATTGGCGTTCTCGGGGAGCTCCTCCAAATCCATTTCGATGAAGCGGACCTCTCTATTGAGGATGCCATGCTGCCAGTCGCATTTGGGGGCATCGGGATTCAGGAGCAATTCCATCTCGCCGTAGCCGGAGATGTTGTAGGTATCGACGCTGTTGCAAATCAGCGTCTTGGTGCCCGACGGATTCTTGATGACTCCCGAGATGAACACTGCCGTGTCCGCGCAATTGCCGGACTTGGGATTGTAAATGACGTAGGCCTTGCCGGCGGTCGGGCTCTCCACGCCCACGCTGCTGACGCCGGCCTGTTCTTCCGGAATCACCTTGCCCACATATGCGCCGACCTCGACCCGCTTCATCGTATTCACCGGGGAGGTGAAGATGAAGGCGAGGCTTTGCGTCGACGAGCCAGGGTGGCAATTGAAGATCGAAGACCGCGTATTACCAACGCCGCACAATTCCACAGGCGTGGCCGCAATGACCTTGCCGTTCTTGCCGTCCATTGAGGGCATCTCGTAAACGCCATTGCCCGTCACCGACTCCATGGAGTGGTGGGCGTCTTCATATACAGCCGTCAATTCATCGGAGGGGCGCACATCGGTCATGGAGAAGCCATGCTTCACCGTCTGGGCGTAAAGCGCAGGGGTGACGCTGGCATTCTTCACGCCACCGAAATGCATGACGAGCTGCGGGACGTAGGCGGCTTTTTTTACCTGCGTGATCTCCAGGGCCTCCGCGGGGAGGAATTGCTCCATGTCGCCATTGGTGGCGGTCATCAGCGCTTCAGCAAAGGCGGCCGATTTGGTCAGCGCGCCATGAATGGCGAGACACGCAGGACGCTTGCCGTCGGTGACGAGGTATTCCCTCAGGGCACCGGCGGATTTGAAAGGGTTGGTGGTGTCCACCGGAAGCATCTCGCCCACGTAGGAGGTCCACCAGTCGGAGGCTTCCTTTTCCATGCGCGGGATGAAGCCGGCGGACAATTTGGTGACCGGTAGGCGTGATGTTTTACCATAGGCGCGCGGACTGCGCGGACCACCGCCACCGCCACTACCGACCATAGGCCTTTGAGCCATCGGCGCTTTGGACACCGTATTCGGTGTCTTCTTGAGGCTAGCCCGGTATTGTGCCGGGGTGTAGGTGTTCATGCTATCCAGCCGGGAATGCCCCGGACCGGATCCTGCCAGCATCTTTTGCATGCTGGCCACGTCGCCGGGAGAACGGGCGTTGAATGTGGATTTGGTGGCTGCGTAAAAGCGCGCCTTGTCTGCGTCCGACACCTGGTTCGGATTGAATGGAAGCGATGGTGCATGTTCTCCGGGCTGGGGCGGCCTTGCCGAAACAGGCGACTGCTGTAGGTAGCTGGGCGTGGGTTCTTGGGGAGGGGCGGGAGCCGGATCTGCTGAGGCTTCATTCTCCACCTCAGCGTTGACCGCTGGTTCCACCGGAAGAGAGAAGGCCCGTGCATTCGCGGCTGCAGAGTCGAGGGGTGCGAAGTCAGAGGCGGGCTGGTTATTCCCGCGCTCTTGCGTGGGGTGCCCGAACCGTCCATTGCCACCCCCGTAGAACTGAGTCGGCTCCGCCATATAATTCACCTTAGCGTCGAGGGGTGCGAAGCCAGAGGAGGACGGGGTGCTGGGTGCTGCTGGCGTGATGGGAGGCGGAGGCAACGTCGAAGCACCGGGTGCGGGTGTCGCAGGGGACTGGGGCAAATTCGCGCTGCTGGTTGCTTGCGAGGCGGGAGTCGGAGGCAACGTCGAATCGCCAACTGCGGGAATAGGCGAGGGATCAGCGGTAACTTCCGGCACGGTGGGCGACTTGCCCAGCTGCGTTGTAAGGTCGCCAAACTTAGCTCGCTTCTCCCGCATATCCTCAAATGCCAGAGCCCGCGTAAATGCATCCTCCACGAATTGTCCGGCATCTTCGCCATGCTCTTCGCGCGCCATCTTGATGAATTCGGAATTGCCCATGCTGGAGGCAATCTTGTTGCGCATCGGCATGATGAGCGGTTTCAAATCCGTGCCGGTATTGAGGCGGTCGAGTCGGGTGCGGGCGATGCCCGTGCCGGGCTCGGAGATGGCCTTCTCCATCAAATAGGAAATCCATTCCTCCGTGCACGGCTTCATCTTCTTCTGCTTCACCTGGTAGAGCAGCTCCTGGCCTTTGACCTGTCCATTGAGGAAGAAGCTCGGAATGTAAATGAGATCCTTGTTGATGCGGAAGGCGAAGATGCCCACAAGGCGCGTCTTGTCCTCATTGGCGTAGATCATCTCGAAGCCGAGGAAATACGGCGGCTGCATCAGCTTTTGGGCGCGCTGGGCGCAGCGGCTGTACGCCTGATCGCCGAACGCTCTTTCGATCTCTGGAGTGGAGAGAACTGCGCTGGCATGCTTCTCCCAGTCGTATTGAACGGACGGGTCCTGCAAAGTGGGTGTCTTCATTTGGTATTCGTTGACTCTATTGGAATTGTGTGTCGTTGGCAATCAGCGACCCATCATTTTGCTCACGAATTTCGGATCGCGCATTTCCTTTGCCGTATTGCGCAGGAACTCCGGGTCGGACATTTTGTAGGCCATGCCGATGCGGTCGATGATGGAACCATCAGCCTTTCCGGCGAGATCGTCGAGCATGTTTGAGGCATAGCCGGCGGCACCCTGCACGCCGAGCTGCGCACCGTCATACATCCCTATGCCATGACCAGCCTTCCCCGCACCCCAGAGTGAGGTACCTGCACCTAGCATTCCGCCCAACCCTTTGCCGGTACCCGCCCCGCCCGCAAGCACATTCCCACCAAAACGCCCGACGCTACCCAGCGCTCCCAGCGTCTTCTGCCCCCATTGCGGAAGCTGGTTGAAGGCGCGCATCATTGGTGCCACGCGATTGGTCTGGAATGCAGAATTGGCTGCGTTGGTGGCGTTGGTTGCAGTGCCGCGAATTTTACGGCCCCAGTCGAACAAGCGGTTTCTCCATGTGCCTGCAGCGGCAGGAGCAGCAGCCCCCAGGCCGGCAACTTGTGGATTTTCTTTTCCGAGGAACTTCGCCGCGCTGCCAAGCATTTTAGGGATCGCGCGCACTTTATTAGCAATGGCCTTGCCGCCCCAGCTCAGTGCCGCCGGGAACGCTTTTGCCAGCAAACTGAGGGCATCCTTCTCCATCGCCGCCGACTTCTGCATATTCAAATGCCAGCCGCTATTGCCGGAATCATCCGAGTAGGCCGTCGGGTCCAGTTGATTCCAATTCTTCAAACCGCTGATGTCGACTTTGGGGGCCTTCAGGGTTTCGAATTGGGAATTGGAGGCAGTTTTCTTTTTGTCCGTTTTGGTGCGCGTCTTGTCTGCTGGATAAATCGAGTTTTCAAATATGTCCTCATTACCAAGAGGACTGTCGCCCTCTTGTTTATATCGGTCCGGATGCATGGCTGGTAGCATAAGGGAGGCCACAACTCCACGCCCCATTGGCGAAGAACCAAGTTCTCGATCTTCGGGATCCATATTACCAAGTTCATCTTTCATCCATGCCTGCAGACGATCATAATCCTTTCTCGGAGACGAGAATAACCGAGTCAGAAGTCTGGGCTCCATTGTGCGCTCGGCGTCTAATCGCACGGAGGATGCACCATCGGAGGGACCCCAGAGAGACTTAATTCCAACGGGGGTCTTCAGCTTTTTCCAGAATAGATTTGCGTTCTTCTCCTGCGCCTTTTCCTTGTCCGTTTTGGTGAGCGCCTTGCCGGCGCGGTAGCCCGCATAGGCACCGCCTCCGTAGCCGAGAATCGGCAGCAGGGAGCGCAATGCCGGGCTCTGTATGCCCGCGTGTTCCAGGGCCTCGGAGGCTTCTGCTCCCAGCATGTGGCCGAGATTGCCGCCCACCCCCGCCGTCATGCCGCGTAACGTGCCGGGCACCATTCCGGAATTGCCGGGCAGTGCACCCCCGAGACCACCAAGGGCTGCCGGACCAAACAGCCCCACCATGGAGTTCAGTCCGGCTGCACCCACAGGCATCGGTGTTTCAGGCATTTTCTGTTTACTCACGCTGTCCATGACTTTGTCGGCCTCTGATTTACCTGGGGATCCGGACGGCTGTGACATGAAAGCTTTGGCCTTCTCCTCCAACATAGCCGTATCAGCGGCATCCTCCGCGGCGGTTGGTTTTGTAGTCCTAGTGACCGCAGATTTGATCGTGGAAAGGTAGGCACCAAAAAGACGAGGATTCATGAGTGTGTGGAATGATGGCTGAGATTCAAATGAATTGCAATTGCCGAAAACGACGGTTGCGTTTTACCTGTCGGATTGGCTTGGACTTCCTGCGTCGATGGACCGGCTCATCCCGCACGCTACCAGACCCAAGCAGCCAGGACTCCCCATATTCCTCATCGTCAATAACGGGAAAAAAGCGGCGCATGCTGATCGCCTTTCATGCCTTTTTTTTCTTCCAGTCATCGCCGTCATCAGATTCTTCCTCCTCATCGCCCGCCTCCAGCTCCCCGTTGCAGAACATGCCCCCGTAGTCGCACAGCGAAGCGGCGGCCAGACAGGATCCACTGTAGCGCACCTCGGCATCTGGCTTCTGCGGGTCCGGCTGGACCACGATGACGGCGTTGTCGAAGAACTCCCCGATGAGTTCAATTGCCCTGTCCAGTGCCGTGGTCTGCTCGGGAGTCATGCGAGGATGATCCACTACGCCACGCACCCCCGTCAATCTGACAAAAGAAACAATCGATCTGCGGTCAGAGCGCCTTCTGTGCCCGGCGCTGCGCAATCATCTCGGCATTCCTGGCGTAGCCACAGACGTCCACCAAGTTGTCCCGCTTGGGGGCGTGGGCTTCCCGGCTGAGCTTCTGCATCATGTTGAAAGTGCAGATGTCCTCGGCCGTCAATTGCGGCACCGCAGCCCCGTATTTGCGACGCAGCCATACGGTGAGCAGGTCCGCGGTGCATTGATGGTTGTCGAGGGGATGTCCGTAGGCGGCATTGCGATCGGCGGATGTGATTCGCTGCGCCTCCTCCGTGACGGTCTCCGGGTAGAGTTCGGTGGGCTTGGCAAAATCAGACACGTCCAGCGGCTGCACTGTGAAAGGGAGGGGGTGTAGTGTGCGGGGCTTCATGGGGTCGGCTTGTTGCGGTTGAGCAGGGCGAGCAAAGGCAGGATGATGCAGGCGCATATGGCGAGCACGATACGCAGGACAAGGGGGCGGTGCATGGTCAGCGCTTGTATCCGAAAGTCACAGTCGCAGTGATCGCCAGTGCGGAGAGCCAGTAGCAGGCATCCGCCCATTTTCGGTGAAGGGCCCACCAGATGGCGGCCATGCAATACAGCGCCATGATGATGAAATTGAAAAGGCGCGGCTCGCCGAAAATGGCCTGGATGATTTTCACGCGCAGAAGACCGGCATGCGCTGCGCCACCATCCGCCTGGATGCGTCGAGCAGGAGGAATGTCTGCAGCGGCTCCTGGTAAGGGAAGCCGAAGCTCGCGGCGTACTCATCCCATCCTTTGAGCGATCCGTTCATCGTCGTCCGGGTGTTTGGCTCCGAGTACTGATGGAAGTGCCCCATGATGTTGTGATGGGCCTTCCGGGTCTGGTCTTGCTTGGCCTCCCATTTGTTGAGCGAGATCGAGACACCACCCACGCCATCGTTGTATTTGACCTGATGCCCGTGGAAGCAGCGCAACCGCCAGTCCTTCAGCAAATCCACGTAATGCACATCTGCCTTGGGGATCTCCCATTGAATGTGATCCGCCTTGATGGAGCCGGCGAGTGCGGCATACACCATGGTCTCGTGTGAGGTTTCGAAATCGTTTTTGAATTGCATCTTTTTCGTCGTCCTTCCGTGATTGCCCCGCTGGCAGACGATGTGCAATTTCTTGATGCTCTTCTCCTGGGCCAGCATCCCGATGCATTGCGTGAGCAGTTCCACAGCGAACAACGATTCCTCCACCGGGCCCATGAAGTTCGTCTGCTCCAATTCAGGATGCAAATACCCAGTGACGAAATCCCCACCCAGCCACAGCACCATCGTGGAGGCGTCGTAGCTCTTCACGGTATGACGCTGCAGGCGGATAATGCTCTCCATGCAATGCACTGCGCGTTTGCGGCAAATGGCCGGCGAGTAGCTGTTGAGGCCGCGCACCTTGGCCTTGTCGATTTTCTCTGCCACATGCCAGTCGCTCAGGCCGACGAGGGACACACCGCGGCGCTCCTCCTGCTGGGACGAGGACGCTAGCAGTGGCTGGATGTTCTGAGGTTCCATGATGGCCAGCGCCTCATCGTATTTCTCCTGCCACAAATCCGCCTCGGTGCGTGCCCGCGCCACGCTTTTGCGCAAATCCGCAATTTGCACCTTGTTCCCCCGGAGCTGCTGCTCCAACCGGATTATTTCTTCTTCGTGCGGGGTTGGGGTGTGGATGCGTCTGGACATGTGATTAGAATGACGGGTTTATGATATCCGGCGACACGCGCGATGCGCCTGTTCTCCTTCGGCGTGATCCGCTTCATCGTGTCATGCGAGATGCCGAGTTCCTCAGCCAGCTCCAGCAGGACGTATGACTGCCCCGGTTTGAGTTTCGCGATGAGGGCCATGAGCTTCGGCTTGGGATCCTGCAAGATTTCGTCGGCTTGATAGATGCGAGGCATGGGGACAGGCTGACCAATGTTCCACGGGGTGGCAAGGATCATTTGCAGATCAAAAACGACCGGTCAGCTGTGCTTTTGCTTCGGAATTGATCTCGGGGGCAAGACGCCAGCCTTTGTACTGTTTTGAGTACCCCACACAAAGTTGCCACACCGATTGAATGTGTAATTGATGTGCTTTCGCAAACTTAGTGACACCACACACCACATGTTCGCTTCCGGTAGGGTCGATGAGAATGTATGTCGGCACCGGATTCTCCGGAAGGGTCCACCCTTTATGGACGTTGCTGTTGCCGAGCACCACCTCATTTAATCGTCCGGGCTGCAATCCGTGATTACGTGCAAAAGCGCACACATTTGTTCCTTCATAAATGTTCCCTTCAAATAGAAGCCTGAATGGTGAATTGGGTTTTCGTCGTTGCGTCACTTTGGGACGCAGACCTCGCCCGTGTTTTTTAGGGCGTAGCGGATGTGTGACCCTGTAATCGTCCAATTCCTGTCGTTCCTTCTTGAATCGCTCCCACTCGGGAGCTTCGCCAACGCGATGCCAGCCTTTGCATGAATGCCATTGCCCGTTAAGCACACGCCCAAGCCCCGCACGATCGAGTCCGTGCTCGCGACAAAACTGCGTTACGTTTTTACCACTGTAAACAACGCCATCTTTTTCCAAGGCAAAATCTTTTGAGTACAATTCCTTGTATCTCAGCTTTGCAGATTCCGTGCATGGTGGTTTCGATGCCTTGATGCGCGCTTTCACATCCGATGGTAGGGCGCGTAAGACCGCGGATATCTTCGATCTGGTAGCCTCCGAGTGCACAGCCCCAAGACGAGACTGCGCTTTCGGATTAGTGTTAAATCCCACCGCACGATCGTAGGATTTGAATTTATCCAAATACATTTGCTCCCTGGCTACTGTCTCATCCTTGCAGGTCAGCTCGATTACGTGAAAAGAAAATGCCTGAATCCCGTGTTTTACAAACGCTGCCTGCAAATAAGGGGTGTGGTGTTTCCCGAGAATCAGAGCGCTACGATGCTTACGGAAGCGATCACGCAATCCGCGCTTACCCGCTGCGCTCCCTAGATATAGCTTACCATTCGGTTTACAGAAAATTGCGTAAATGCCGCAGGATTCAGGCAGTGCGAGCTGCGACACCGCCGCGAGATCCATTGAGATTAACGCAGAGTCTATGAGTTCTTGTGTGTTCAAAATTTGCCAGTCTTCTCTACATCATTGGCAAAGTTTTTTCCTATTGCGAGTCTCGGGTATGGTGAAATATTCGAACTAAAATCGCTGTCCTCCCCTCGCATTGCCGACTCCGCCATGTTTTTTGCGACGTAGCTGCTGGTCAGTTTCGAGGCCCAGTCCGTTGACGCACTTCCCGCCGTCCGCAGACGATCCATGTCCGGCTCAAATCCCGGCGCATCATTTGCCACCGCGACTTTGTCATACCCGCGGGAAGCCAGATGCTCCGCCATCCTCGGGGTCAATTTGGTTCCGATGGTGTAATGGAGGGCCGGGGCCTGCAAATACCGACCGACGCCCTGGCCTGGATGCACACGCTCCGAATCGGCCGGCGGCACGTAGGAGGCCGCCAGCTTGTTGTAGGAGACGGTGTCATCGGGCAGGTAGTCGCCCAGGCCTTCCGCATCCGTAATGCGCACATGGTCCAATGCTCCGCGCGCCACCATCTCGGTGTGCTTCAAATCCGTCTTGATGCCGCTGTCATCGAGCAATTGCTTGAGACGGGTGGCGTAATAGCGGCGGCCCTCGCCCAATCCCCGCAGCCGGACAATGTCCCTGGGATCGACAATGCCCTCGCTCAAGGCGTCACCGGCCTCCAGCTTGTCGCCTGGCTTTACCAGCAGACCCAGGCCCTCGGGAATGTAGTGCTCATGGTCGCCCACGTAAGCGAACTTGCCTCCCTGCGGGGCATCCTTGATGGAATGCACGGTGCCTTCCAATTCGGACACGGGGGCTTTGTCGGGGAAGGCTTCGGGGCTTTGGACGAATGCATTGATGGCGTTCATTCCCGAGAACTCCCTCTTTTTACCGGCGACTCCTGCGGTGTTTTTCACAATCAATCCGTTCTCCAAAACGAACAGCTCGTCCGGATGATCCACTGTGATGTCCCAGCAATGGTGGTTGCCGATCTCAGTAATTGATTCGCGCTTGGCGCGGTAAAATAGCTCGGGATTCCGCAATTCGTAATTTGCATTCTCCAGTAGGTCTTTTGTCCTTGGGCCTTTGCACCCCGGAATTGGAGGCAGCATGCCTACCAGCTTCTGAATCTGATCTTGTCGTGTAATTGCAAATGCCCACGCATCATGTTTGTAGCTGCGAGTTCCCGCTTTTGCCGTGTTGGTGATTTCCGAAGTGTACACACAAAGACGAAGCTCCAACAGACGTCGCAAATCCTCTAACATCCCGCGACTCGTGGAGGCGAAGCTGATGAAAACATGGCCGGCTTTGTTTTTTCCAATGCTACCGTCCGTGGCAATAAATCCTGCGAGCAAAGCAGACACAGAGGCTTTATCCCAATACAAGGCCTGCACGGGCACCCGCTTCTCGTGGGCATACTTGTTCGCAATTCCCCACTCCAGCATCTTCACCTTCATTGGGTGCCGGGTAGCGGTCTTCACCATCTGCCCAGTCGTTGCGCTGCGGTCTCCCCACCCTTGAGTCGATGTGTGGACTATTGCGTAATCATGGCTGCGCTTTCTTTTCTTCAGTGCGAGTCCGGCAGTTGCCAGCGGGGTTTGCAAATCCGCAATGAGCATTGGATCCGCACACGAAAAGCGAATGGACGCATCCGCATGATTTTCAGAATCCCAGCGAATACCGTCGCCGAGCAGTGCTCCACACAGGACAGCCAATGGTTCGTGCGTTTCCAGTGCCGCATCAATCTTACATTCTACAGGCAGCACTGCCGCAATGTTTTTATGGGGATAACCCGCAGGAAGTTTGCAGGCTAAATAATTTTCCGGACATCCGAAGCCGTATTTTCCTGCATATTTTTTGCGCAGATACTCACCCGTCGTTTTCTTATTGCTCAGCACGATGTGCGTGTCCGTGCACTCCAAGGTCAGCCGGCGTTTTGTCTGCCCTTGCTTGTAGATATAGCGCTGAACCGGCTGAATGCCTTGATCCCATACGTATTTCACTTTCACTGGGAAAGTGGCGCCTGTGATATCAGAACCCAGGACCCATTCGCCGGCTTTGATCTCCTGAATCGGCTTCACGGACAAATCGGCCATTCGCACCATGGTGCCTTCCTTGAGGCAATGTTTCACGTTCAGCGCAGATTGGGTAATCGGCTCGCCAATTGAGTTTGCGGCGGTGATGCCTGCCGTACGTCCAATACCATACAGGTGCCCACCATCCATTCCGCCCACGCTTTCCGATGCGATACCCTCCGGAGAGTCATCAGTGATTGGGCTGTGGGCAATGACGTAGGGCACCTTCTTGCGGCGCAACTCCGCCAGCACCGGCGTTGTGATCATGGTGCCGGCGCTGAAGCCTCCTGCGGGCTTGGCGAGCACTCGGTATTTGAGGCTGGGATCTTCAATGTCCAGATCCACGCCATTGTCCGAGCCGGTGCTTTTCCTGGTGGTATTGAGCGTGGAAAGCAGGGACGACAGTTGCTTGGAGAAGTCACCGCCGACGGCCGTGGCTTTTTTCGTCGAAATAACGGCACTACGCGCCCCGTAGGTGCTGGCCAGGAATTCCGCCGGACGCAATCCCTCCGCATGCGAGTGCGTCGCGTACATCTCAATTGGCGTACCATTCCCATCCTGGAATATCCCTGGTGCCGAAATCATCGAGTTCAATTGCGGCGCCTTGCCTCGGGCTCCGCTCAATACCGAGTAGGCAATGTTGTTGCCGCGGCGCAGGCCCTCCCGCTGCGTCTCCCTGGTGACATGCTCATTGGTGTCCTGCCAGATCTTCATCCGCTTCGTGCGGAACTCGGCGTCGGTATTCGCGCCTTTCTTTGCTTGGGCAATTCGCGCCTCCATCCCTTTGAAGATGGAGTCCTTGTCGATGACAGGCTTGAGATCTTCCAGCGTCAGGGATTCGCCCTGGTCGTAGCTGGCATTGCGCCCTACGTCCGCAATCTTCCCGATGATGCTGGAATACTCCTCGGGATGCTCACGCGCAGCACGGGCCAGCAATTGGTTGAAGCCCTTGGCGTCGTAATTGCGGCCGTAGTCCCGCAGGCCGTGCGGGAGCTGGTGTTCGAGAAGGAGTCGAATGCCCTTCAATTGGTCCTCCTTACCGGTTCACACCCCACCCGCTCTGAATTGCCACCGTGACCGTGCCACCGGTGGCATTATCCCGCTCGACGCGCACGTATGGGTAAAGGCCCGGGTCCAGGACGACGATGGCGCTGGTGGTGATGTCGGCTCCGATCTGTTGCCAGTTCTCGCTGGCAGAATCCAAATCCTGCAGGACGCTGACATACAGCTTCACGGTGGCTCCGGCGGTATTGATCACCTGGAACGTATTGAGGCCGAATTGATCCCGGCGAATCACGGAGCTGTACGGGGAGGCGGCCGCTGCTGCGGTGAGCAGCATGACGATTGGGGAATTGTCGCTTTTGGGATCGAAGGTGAGTGTCATGGGTCAGTGATTAAAGAATGCTCAAATGGTAATTAGTGGTTGCTGGTGTGTCCATTTTGAATTGCCAGTCGCGGAGAACGTGGTCGAGGTCGGGACTTGTGATGCGTTTGGCCTGCGTGATTAGCAGGATAAACGCGCCGATTAGGGCTAGTGCTTCGGCAAGCCAGCTTGGGATTTCGTGCTTCATTTCAGCGCGTCGAGCTTTGCTTTGGCCGCGTCCGCTGCCGCCTGTGCCGCTTCAAACTCAGCCTGCGCCGCGTCGCGCTCCTTCTCATCGGCAGACTTGGCAGCATCCGAGAGCATCTTGGCCTTGCCCGCGTCATCGGCTGCGAGGAAGTCCGCGATGGTCTGCGCGTGCGCGTCGCGCTCGGCGGTGATGGCGGCGATGGTCGCGTCCTTGGCGGCGAAATAAGCGGAGATGTCGAGCCAAAGCTGGCCTGATTCGGTTTGGATTTCAAACAGTGATTTCATGGGTTTGTGGGTTGTGGGTTAGGCTAAGAGTCCGGCGTTTCGCAGCGCTCTGACTACTTGTGCAATCGTGTAGCCGTCAAACGTGTCGTCCGTTTTGATATTTGCCCCCCCCCCGCCCGTGTGAGCAAAGGTCGCACTGGCAACTGACGTTGTCGGTTGAACGATTGGCGTCGAATTCCAGAAGCTGAGTTTCTGCGTTGTTGCCGTGCCTATCTTCGTTCCGGTCGTCGTGCTGAAAGCGATGTTCTGCGCATTTCCTAGCGTGATGCCGCCGTTAGCAGTGAGAAGCCCCG